CATTCTCAAAATACTTAATACATTTTTTGTCTAAACTTTGGGGTTCACTTCATTAAGGTGCTTCATTCCGATATATTCCCAACAGGTTCATAGGTTTTTTCAAAAATATCGGGCTTGCAGGGGTACTGTTCGCCGTTTACTCCTGTTATGATGTAATCACCCACAGAGGCTTTCATATCACCCTCAAGCGTGTGTATTATCATTTTCTTGTCTGTCTGATATGCTTCGATAACAACAGGCTTCTTGCGGTATTTTCTTGTAGTCATAATAACCACCTCTTACAATTCAATGTGCTCGATAGCCGCTCTTACCTCAAGACTTGTGATATATTCGCTCATTGCTTTAACCTGAAAAGCATAAACGGCTTTCGGACAAGTGGGCGTAAAATCAAGTTTGCCCTTATCCCACTTTTCAAGCATTGTCTGCAACTTTTTGAAACGAATTACAAGCTGATAATATTCGGCCTTAAACCGCTCCTTGTAGTCAGCACTTGCCATAAGTGCAACCGTGTCTTTAAGTTCCATTGTAGTTCTTCCTTTCTGATTTTTGATATAAAAATACCGCTCCAAAAGGGGCGGTAAAATTATTAAGTTTGTGTTAAAATTCAGCCGTTTATGAGCGATAATACGCTTTTTAGAAAAGTTCTATCCTTACCTGTAAACTGAGGAAACTTATCAAGCTCTGACAGCTTGGCTCTCCTTACCCACCCGTCTTTGTCGATGTACTCAATCACGGGTGGGTCTGTTTTTTCTTCGGATACCTTACCAGTGTGGAATGTATCTTCTTTCACTCTGATTATAATCCGCATTGCTTACTCCTTTCAAAACGGGATATAACAAAACCGCTCACTGCTGTGGGCGGTTAATCGTTATCGGATTTATACTCGAAATTACAAATTTGCGACTTGCAGTCTTTGTTAACACTGTTATCATCAAAAATATCATCGGGTATGCCATTTGGATACGCTTTACATTTTCTAATCCATGTTCTATCAAAGATGAAATGTTTACACAAAGCGCATTTATTTTCTTTCAACATAGTTAACCTTCTTTCAACTTTATTATTCGTTCCATAAGTTTCTTAGCTTTAGCATCTAAAATCGTAGAGGCTAACAAATCAGATATAAACTCATGATTGTCCACAAGTGAATTTTCTGAAACAGGCTTTCCACCTTCATTTTTATATCTTCTTATCAAAGTATTGATTTTAGAATTTTGATTTGCAATATCGTCTGAATAGAGCAAATGAAAATACTCATGCTTTCCAACATACTGAATTGTGTTACAGCCTTTCGGTATAAAATTACGCTTTTCCCATATGTTTAAAACTGCTCTTAAAGCATCAGGTCGATTCATATATTCAATGTTAAGGGCTAATTCTTTTCCTATTGTTTCTGCGGCTGTCCTTTCATTACCGTAGTAACGTAAACTTATTCTACTGAAACACTCACCATATTTATCAGAAAGTGCCTTAATAGTTGAAAGTACCTCACCCACAACATGACCGTTTTTTAGTTTATCTATGCCAGCAATATATGAAATTCCCATTTCTTCTTTGACATATTTCTTTAAACTATCAACGCTTTCTTCGTCAATAACCTCTTCATAATCTCGGTAATCAAATTCATTTTTCTGCGCAAGTTGCCTTATTTCTATTATATCACTTTCATCCGAATTGTCAACAGTATCGTCTGTAAAATTCTGTACGTCTTCTTCGCTGTCTGTCGCTGTTTCAACAGGCTGTTTTACAGTTTCCTGTATGCTTTCTGTCGTTTTGGCAGTTTCATCGGATTCATCAGGCACAACCGCAGTCGGCGTATCGTCTGTGTCTTCGTTACTCTGAACAGGCTTTATAGGCTCAGGCTGTACAAAATTCATAGTGTTTTCGTTATTATCCGGCTTAGAAACGTTATTATCCGGCTGAAGAATATTAGGCTCTTTATCTGTCGGAACAGGATTTTTGCTTTCGGTATCGGTAGCTTTAACAGGCGCTTCTTCCGTTCTCGGAGCTGCCTGTTTTGGCTCACCCTTACCGCTGTAGATCTTCTCCCTTGAATAATCTCTGCGAAGAACATCGTCGTGCTCTTTGATAAACTCTCTGAGCTTGCCTTGTTCCTCTCGGAGCTTACGCTTATACTCCTTGACCTTCTTCTCGTCCTGCGTGCCCTCAACCTTGCGTTTGAGCGCTCTTATCTTGCGCTCCATAGCCCGTTGCTTTTCTTCGAGCTCTCGCTGTTCCCGTATCTTCTCGGCAGGAATCGGCTGAGGTATCTTTGTAAGCCCCTCTATGTACTGCCCCATAGTATGACGGCAGTTAGGGTGGAACAGCCCGCCTCGGATTGCCACAGACAACAGCATAAACCACTTGTCGCAGTAGTTTGACTTGCCGAAGTCGCCGCTTCTCTCGCCGTTCCATACGGTAAACACATCGTCTATGTAAACCTTGCCTTGCCACGGCTCACACGTTTTTGAACAGCCGCCGTACTGCGATATAAGCACAGTGTCATATCCAAGCTCTGCAAAGCGTTTAGCCGCCCCCTGCAACGTACCGCCGCTTGCCGTCCTCGCCCTGCTGTAAGTTCCGCTCCCACTCGTCAAAGTCAACATCTGCGCCTATCTCATCGCCCAGTTCGGCAAGCTCTTTATCAAGATCCTCCTCGCTCGGCAGAACAGGGAGCGTTGTAGAACGGCAGAACGGGTGCATAGGCGGAAGATTTACACCTGTCTGTGCGCTGTTACGCTTGAACACCTTACCGTCAAGCTCACGGCATAGATCGCTTGTGCGGCTGTCAAGGCAGGCGGAAAACTCGTATTCGTCAATGTCAAGCTCCTTGTAACCGTACAGCTCCGCCATATTCGCAACGCAGGTGGTTTCCGTCCGGACAAGCCTGCGTGCCTCGAAAGCGCCGACACCGCAACGGCTCATTATATCGTCCGCCATATGCTGTTCGGACTTTCCTGCCATAATGCCCACAAGCATATCGTGCTTCAGCCCGTCTGCAAGTGCGTTTGTGTTATCCCAGACACGCTGGGAGAACATCTGGCCGCTCCAGTTGGTCGACAGGATAGCTTTCACACGGCTTTCGGGGATTAAATCAAATGCCGCACGGTAATCCGCACCCTTTGTTACATCGAAAACCGTCTGCATATACGCACTCTGAATTATATCGCCCAGATGTGCTGTATCAACGCCTATTTCGGCGTTTGCAAGGCTCCGATGTTGTGGTTTTTTTATACATAACGATTTTTCTTTTTGTAAAACGGGTAATATAAAAACAGCACCGTGAAAGTGCTGTTTAAACGTAATATGAAACCCTATCTCCTTTTACCATAAGAAAAACACTCCTGAAATGGTGCTTAATCAATAAATTTGACGGATTCAATGTCATCATCTATTAAAAGTACTGTTGTACCATCATCATCTTGATAACGAATACCGTCTTCATCTTCACCGTCATCATTTGTAACGATACAATCACCGATGCATCGCCCTTTGTATATTGCCCCATCCTTGCAATATACAATAGATTTACGGTCATCAATTTCTAATTGAACTATATATGGTTTCACTACTTATCACCTCTTTCTTTTGTCGGGAAAAATGTTGTTAAATCGAACTCTGACTGAATATAAACCGCACCTACATAATAGCTGTTATTAACCGTCACCTTTTTGCCGTCTTTAAAATAGACAGCGATTTGTGAGCCATCTATATCTATTAATATTTCGCTCTTTTTCAAGTCCGGAATGTTTTTCTCCAAAGCCTTGCATTGCCTTAAAAAATATCCGAATCAGGTGCATTGCAAATCGTATAATCAAACATAATAACTTACTCCGATCCTGATTTTTCGTTTACATTCTTGCTTTTGAAGCATTTTTATTTCCGGCGAAAAAATTCGACAAAAAGCTGTGACGAAATGTTTGTGTTTTGCCGCATCTTCTTCTCGGCAGCCGGAAACGTCCTCTAAAATGTGCTTAAACGTTGTATTTATCTCTTATGGTTTTAATCCGTTTACGAAAAGCTACGGTTAAATCCATAAGTTCTTTTGCTGACCTGTCATCTCGTCCGTGAAAACCTTTATACTTAGATTCAATATCAGCGTATTGTGACTGATATTCTTTTTTTAGCTTTTCTAATTCTTCATAACAACCGTCAGGATAGTTCTGAGCGTTTATATGCGATTCCGAGTTTTTCACAGGCTCTTTTAATTCTTTCATGTTGTTCATCTCCTAACGGCATGAATTACGGATTGTGAAACAGAATATCATCAACTTCAAGCCTTGCTTCTTAATAAAGTTGTACGGCTAAATCAGCAGGTGCCTTATTTTTAATAATCATCGTGTAAAGATATTTCTCGTCACAAGCATACGAAATGTATGAACCGTCTCGAATGCTTTCGATAAGGTCTTCCTTACTAAAGGAATACTGACTTTGTCCCTTAACGTGATTATGGATATTGATACTGCCATCCATTTCATCACCAAGAAGTCCAGTGTTGACAGTGTATTCATCACCATAAACAGTATACATTTTTCCGCTTTTATTTATTACACGGCATTTCTCAATAGGACTGTCTTCTTCTGCAATGAATTTCTTTAATTCGGAAGAAACGACTTTACCATCGTTGATATTAATTTCTCCGTAATTTTCATAATAATGTTCAGATTTGTTAATAGAGTTCCCTTTACCGCTTGACCTTATTATATCATTAACAGCAGAATTGTCAACATCAATAAGCTTCATCTGTCAATAGCCTTGTCAAGCGTAACATCTCCGCCGATCTTTGCCTTTGCAAGCGCTAGTACATCTTCAATGCAATCTGCCGCAACGCCGACAGAAAGTGCGTGAACCTTGCCCTTAAGCTCGGCTATCTCCTGCTTGTTTTCCTCCTGAGAGTTGTCGCTGTTGATGGGGGATTCCGCACCGCCTGATTTTCCGCCGTCAGCCTTTCCTGTTTCTGAATTTCCGGAAGGCTCGGCTTTCTGCTCAGCCTGCGGTTCGGACTGCGTAACAGCTTCCGTGGCAGTGCCGTCCTGTGCACCGCTCTGAGCAGGAGCAGCTGCCTGTTCCGCCTGAGCTGTGCTTTCGGCATTCTCAGCTGCCGATGTTGTGATTTTTTCATCCATAATGATTTTCCTTTCTGTAAAATGGGTAATATAAAAACAGCACCGTTTTAGTGCTGTTTTAAACGTAATTGTAAATTTTCGTATATCAAATTATAATTTCATAAATAACATCAGCGTGATATACACCCTGTTTATCTCGAATAGCATCTTTAAGTATATGCTTTTTCCCGCTGTACTTCTGACAAAATCTATCATAATGCCGCTCTACCGGGTTTCCTTCGATCATTCTCCACTCCAAACGATGAACACAATATGAATTAATCAGTTTTTCCAATTCTCTGAAAACACTTATTCCGATTATTGGATTTCCCTTATCAAAAGAAAAAAGACTGAAACAGTTTGCATTAGAAGAATACATATCAAGGACATAGGAAAAATAACCAATTAGCTTTTTGTCATCTACAATAGCATATTGATATACGCCTTCTCCCTCATCGGATATTTCCGGAGTGCTGAATCCGTTTGATCCTGTATACAAAAACATCTCGTCATCATAAGCATGATATAATATCTGCTTTTTGATTTCATCTTTGTATAAAATTGCCGGTACTAATGCCATACTTTACCTCCTTTTTATCATAAGAAAAACACCCCCGAAAGGGTGCTTAATCAATAAATATTCCTTTTTGAAAATTTATAAATTTTTAACCGCCTTGTTTTCGCAAGGCGGTTAAATTCCAAATTCATCGTAAAAAATATCTATAATTTGCTCAAAGATTTTTGCCTTTTTGTTTGGCTCTCCGTTTCTATCAAAAGCATTGCTTAAATACGCATCTGTGAGTTTGTCATGAATATTCATCAGTTCATCGTCGGTATAATCGGTATCATTATCTAACTCTATACTGTAAGATTCTAACAAATAAATCTGCTCTGAATTAAATTTATCCTTGACTTGAAGCATTGTTCTTCTCCTTCAATTTCTTAACTTTTTTTGAACTTGTTTTCCAACCAGTAGTAAGTTTTCCGGTTGATGTATTTACGGCTACTGTTGCTTTTTCACCGATATATTGTTGTGTATTATCTGCTCTTATTTTACCAATATCAAGAGGATTTGTCAAGGCATCGGACGCATCATCTACGCTAAAATCACGTTGCTTCATTCTTTCCTTAATATGCTTGGATACTTCAGTTATAGTTATTCCGTTTGCGGTTTCAAGTCCTACTAACTTTAAACACTCCTGTTCAAATTTTAATGTCTCTTTATAGCTTGCTGTTGTCTTAGCCGCCTGACTGCGTCAGTATCCGGGTGTTGCCGTTCTGTCGGGCTTTTGATATCACCCTTACATTCCTTAATCATATCGATGTAATTTTCAAGCTCCGACCTTGTAACGTATTTGTCCTGTCTGCCTATTGTGCGTTTAACAAAATATGATATAATGCCGATTGCAGCTGTGATTATTATGTTAATAGTTGTTGAGAGTATTGCTCAGATTTAAATTATATACAATACTTTTAAATGACTTTATAATGTGTAATTTTTATGTATTATATTTAATGTAGTTTAATTGTAACATTTTTGCTTAAAAACAAAAAAGCTTAGCTTAATTACTTTTACGGTAATCAAGCTAAGTCTTAAATTGGAAAAATGTTAATTATTTATAAAAAGCACTTGCCAACCACCTTAAAAGGTGGTATGATATATTATGGAAGGAGGGAAAAGACAGTGTCAAAGAAAAAGAAAAAGCCCACCAAGCTGAAGTACAGCGAAATACTTATAACAGCTTTAATGGACTTGATCATCGGAACGCTACTTTTGATAATCGGTAAAATAGTCGAGTAGCAACCGAGATTTAGGTGTTGAGAGTGAAAACTCCCACCGCTTAAATTGTATCATTCAAAGCGGACATTGTCAATACGGTATGAAAGAAATTTTTATCACGTTAGGCATCTTGCTCATCTCGTTCGGAGCAGCAAAAATCGTATACTGGATTGTAAAAAACGGAAAGAAGGATTGATATGAACTTAAGGCAGCTAAGACTGAATAAGGAACTTACCGTCCCGGCATTATCTCAACTATCAGGTGTTCCGGTAAGGACAATTGAAAACATCGAGCGCAATGGCGATTGCAAAATGTCTACAGCTAAAAAGCTTGCAGAAGCACTTAATGTAACACTTGATGAGCTTTGCACATAACGGCATCGCCAGGCTATTTCAATCCACGCCCTCGTGAAGAGGGCAACCTGTGATTTGCACTGTGATGCTAGAAATATTCCCTTATTTCAATCCACGCCCTCGTGAAGAGGGCGACTAATATTACTGATACTAACGGCGGTAGCGTCGTATTTCAATCCACGCCCTCGTGAAGAGGGCGACAGCAAGCACAATAAACAAGATGCCTGTGCAAGTATTTCAATCCACGCCCTCGTGAAGAGGGCGACCCGAGCGGGATCAGAAGCAGTTCAATTGTACGGGATTTCAATCCACGCCCTAGTGAAGAGGGCGACGGAAGTCCAGTTCATACGCTTGGCTATGTGACGTAATTTCAATCCACGCCCTCGTGAAGAGGGCGACTTAATATTATTTGTTAATGTGTCAATAATACTGTCATTTCAATCCACGCACTCGTGAAGAGGGCGACATTGCCGTATGTGTTTTCATCAGGATAAGCGATATTTCAATCCACGCCCTCGTGAAGAGGGCGACATGGTAATAGCTTTAAGCTGTCCCTAAAGCGTATATTTCAACCCACGCCCTCGTGAAGAGGGCGACTGCATATAATCAGCTTGCTCGCCCGATCCATACGCATTTCAATCCACACCCTCATGAAGAGGGCGACTATTAAGCCCTTAAGGGCTGGGATGCGGCTGATTATTTCAATCCACGCCCTCATGAAGAGGGCGACTATGTTTCGACATCACCTTTATCATTTTTGCCTATATTTCAATCCACGCCCTCATGAAGAGGGCGACGTAATAATTTCCCGTCAACTTCAAGCCCTACTTTATTTCAATCCACGCCCTCATGAAGAGGGCGACCGGAATTTATGCACGGCGGGCAATGGAATATCGCATTTCAATCCACGCCCTCATGAAGAGGGCGACCTCTTCTACAGTGCGCTTACTTTCAATGGTATCTAATTTCAATCCACGCCCTCATGAAGAGGGCGACACAAAGGAAAACAGGCAAAAAGTGTCAGCTCTTATTTCAATCCACGCCCTCATGAAGAGGGCGACTCCGAACTATTATCGCCATCTCCTGAATCAGGATATTTCAATCCACGCCCTCATGAAGAGGGCGACTTCGATATTTTTCTTCTCCTT